TCTTTAATAGATATTTGTAACACTTCATTATCTACTTTTTGTAATTCAACTTTTAGAATATCTAATGAAGGAACTGTATGATATTTATCAAAATATTTAAGCACTTCTTTTATAGACCACTTAATAGCAGGATTTTCAAAATATTCATCTGAAATAATATCATGGATGTTAACTAAAAACTCTTTATGAGTTAATAAGGATGATAAGACCTGTATTTGGAATTTATGCCCGTAATTTTGAATGCTATTTAATGTCATTTATATAACTTTTATTTTAATATAACTAATCTTCTTTGTATTTCCAAATATATCCCCCAGAGGTTTTTGATATTCCTTTTAAAGCATTTGGAATTCCATTGTTACCTAAAGTTTTTCTAGCTTCTGTTATAGAGGAGAAGGTATTTACTATTTTATTAGTAATAGGATCAATTTGGAGTATTGATTTTCCCTTTTTAGGGGAACCAGTTTTTGCCTCACTAATTTTATCCCCCCAAGTAATATTACGAGATACACCTTTTTTAGCAGCACTAATTTTTGGATTTTTACCCATACCTTTATTTTTTCTTCCTATGCTCATTTTAAGTCTAGTTTCTTTATTATAAAATGAAGGACCACCCCCACCCTTGTTTTTATTCTTTAAAGAATATCCTAGTTTTTTATATTTTTGAACGTAAAATCTCTCCCAAAATACCCAATTGTTATCTTCAACTCTATCTATTTCTTTAATTTTTATATATTGACCATAAGTTCTTTTATGCTCAGAAAATCTACGTTGAATATTTTTTGTTTTTCCCACATAAAAAGGAACATCACCTTCAGTTAAAATATATACACTAACCATATCTAATATTTTATTATACATATTAATAGGTATGGTATTTGTCGTAGAAAGTGTCAATCTTTATAACCTTTTTATTTTTCATAAGTTGGAAATAGAGCAAATATGTCTTTTAACCATGAATCTAAATTTCTAATCATCCCTCCTAATTTGTCTTCATTATAAAATGATACAAACATTTCAGGATTAAATTCAGGTAAATCTTCACTTATTAAATTATCTATGTGTTCTTTTCCTCTATCATCGATCATTGGAATGCTTAAATCCATAACTTTATAATTAGTTTCAATTCTAGCTTGTTCTTGAACGATACGTGAATATACGATATGGTCCTTGAATTTCCTAGCAGATATGTCGAAAATATCATCTAAGGTTAAATCTTGCGTTTTTAATTCAGGGAAATTTTTAAATATACCTTTAGCACCTAAACCCTTAACTCCTCTAATATTATCTGAATTATCACCTAATAAAACTTTATGTAAAATGAAATTATTAGGTTTTAAGCCAAATTTTTCTTCTACAGTTTTTGGAGTATAATATTCTTTCTCCATTGGTCTATATACAATAATCTTGTCTGTTACTAGCTGTAAGAAATCCTTATCACTAGATACTATAAAACAAGTTGAATCATGTTTTTCTACTAGTTTTTCAGCTAACACGGCTATAATGTCATCCGCTTCTACTTTATCGAGTATGGTGGTTTTAACAGGTAATAGCTTTAAATATTGTATTATACGTACTATTTGGTCAATTTTTGAGTCATGTTCTTCCTCAATATTATCAAATGCTTCCCAATTAGTAATTCTAGATAAATTCCTTGTTCCCTTATACTCGGAGAGCAGGTTCTTACGATTTACTGTTGAACCTGCCCCGTCGAATACTACATAAACAGAAGTTGGATTTGTTTGTCTAATCATAGCACCCAAAGAGCGAAAGAATCCTCCTAACCCTCCAATATGAACCCCATCTGGATTTACCATATTCATCATTGCAAAGTTTCTAAAAAATAGATTTAAACCATCTAAAATTAATACTCTATCGTGTCTATTTTGGGTAGGGATCTCCTGATCTTCCTGGATATCATCCAGAAGATTAAATAACTCTTTGTGTTTCATGTGTTTGTTTTATAAGTCTTGTACGTCGTAAAGTACAGGGGTTACGTCCTCTTGGTCTTCTACAATTTTGAATGTTCCACCACCTAAGATTTTAGTCCATTCATCTGAATGTGCTTTCTTATAAGCGTTTTTATCCTTATCTGTATCTTGGATAAAACCATGGTTTGTCATAACAATTTTACCTCTTGACTGCATACCATTAACGTGGTTTTTATCAATTTGTAAGTTTGTTCTTTTACCCCATTCTACTTGCTTACCACCTTTAATTGCTTTAATTTTAGATGTACCAGCATTAGAAACATTACCAAAAGTAACTACAAATGTTGCATCATACCACATTGCCATTCCACCTTTATTCATCATCTTTGGTTGTCCCATAGGTGATTCTGCTTTGGCGGTCCATACTTTATTAATACAAATTAAGGTATTAGTATAGGGTGATGATTCTTTACGAGACATTACAATACTTTGATTAACTGTATTACCAAATTGGGTTGACATTGCACCTGCATTCCATTCATTATTGTTCTTCAGTTTTTCAACTGACATTGCACAAGGAATTGATCCAATACTATCCCAGAAAAATGCTAAATCATAAGGTAGATTACCTTTTTTCTGTTCATTCTGTAGATCCATTATAAATGCTGCTACATCTTCAATGGTATGTAAAGTTTCTCTATCAACATAAATAAAATTACCTTCATAATCGATAACATTACCTTGATCATCTTTGATTAGTTTAACTTCTAATCCCATTTGAGCGGCATGTTCCCAATTCCATTTCATCTCAGTAATAATAAAAACAGGTAATATTCCCATTTTTTGTGCTGATACTGCTGCTTCAAGCAAAGCAGTTGTTTTTCCTGTATCGGAATGTCCTCTAAGTAATGAGATATGTCCCATTGGTACTCCAGGTACTCCAGCAATTTCTTGAAAAGCAGGTGATAATGGTATCCACTTTTGTTCCTTAAATTTGACATTTTTATCTAAACCTTTAGATGATTTAAATTTATTTAAGTCAAATTTGCTCTTAATCTCGGCGGACACTGCCGCCGAGAGAGACTTCGATGCTTTTCTTGCCATATTTAGAAAGGTAGATCATCAACTTTATTACCACTATTTGAATCATCAAATAATGAATCAAATTTGTCTACCTTACTTTGTTTAGCTTGATTAGTATCTAAACTAAAATTTGAAGGAGGTTTTGGAGTTGATACAACAGGTGTTGCAACAATTTCCTCAGAATCTTCTTCTGGTGATAACCATTTTTCTAATGCTGATTTCATCTCATCAAAACTAAAACGTTTAAATAAACCTTCTTTTGGGTTTGGTTGCTCATTTGTCCATTTTTCTACCAAACTAGCATCCTCACTAAGTGGTGATGTTTTTAAACGAACACGTACTGATGATTTATTATAAGGAGTACCAGTTGATTCTGGTCCTACTGTTTCAACTGTAAGGTCTCTACCATTTACAATATCAGTGTAATCTCCAATTTCATCATCAACAGCAAGTGCTAATAATTCTTCATATACTTGTTTACCAAATTGCCATAGTCTAGTACCTTTATCTTCTTCTCCACGTACTACTACAGGAACAAAAATACGGTTTTTAGCATCTAGTTTTTTAGCAAGTACATAGTTTTCTTTATTATACTCACCTTCACGTAGTTTTCCAGCGAATAGAGCAATTGGGTCTTTTTCTCCAAAATTAAGAGGTGAAATCATTACTTTATTAGTAATACCATAATAAAACTTCAACTCAGTAAATGGGTTAGAAGCATCATACGCTGATGGTACGATTCTAATTTGTTGTTTACCTACTGTAGGTCTCCAAAAAATTGTTGTGTAATCGGTCTTTTGACCACCCTGTGGTTTGGATTGGAGGGTATCCAATTTCTGCTTTAGTGCATTTAAATCCATAATGTAACTTATTTTTAATTATAACTGTTTATATGTAACTCTAATATACGAACTAAGGTTTGGGAAACCAAACTATACTTCGATTATTTTATATATTTTTGTATTTAATTGGTTTAAATCATTATGTTGTGTAAGTAAAACACAATTTCTATAATGTTGCCAATCTACTTTAAATTTAGTATCTACTACACCACCATTTAACTTTTTAATAAGTTCGTTAAGGGCATTAATGGTGTATAAGGTGTTAGATTCCTTTTTTCTATGTACCAAAATAGTATTATCTGGTATTGTGTGTACATTTCCTTGGTCTACATTATATGTAACCACATATTCATCTTTTCCTACAATTTCTAAAACAAACATTTTGTTATATATAATTGTATATTTTGACTGTATATTTTCGATAAGTGCATCTAACCCTTCTAGATCGGTAAAGGTGCAAAATAGTTTATTATTCAAATCTCCTGCGTTTTGGATGTTTTTTATAACATCATAATTCGCATTATACGTATTAGTATTATTCTGTAAAATTGTAGTCATAACCTTCTATTTCTTTAATGTTTAATTGGTATTTTTTAAATACATTTCTAATTTTTTCTAGTATGTTTT